CAATCTGGACCGGCTGATTGCCAGTAAATCGCGCGCAACGGGTCGTAAGCTATCGCTACGCCAGATTGAAAAGGCCACTGGGATTGGAGCCTCGACCCTGCTACATTGGAAGAACGGGGATGTTACCCGCTTTGATGCCGATAAGCTGGTAGCCCTCTGTGATTACTTCGAGTGCAGCCTGGGGAGACTACTCAAGCTTCTTCCGCCTGAGTAGCCCGATCAGCCGGCCAGTAGTGAGCAATTAGGGATCGGCCTTCGCGGACGATCGTCTTGCGTAGACTCCCGGCTGCCACCATCCGCCGCAGATTGTTGTTGAGGGTACTCAGGGCAATAATGGGATCTAGTTTGAGATTTAACCAAATCCATGACGCATCGACCCCGTAGCCTGTCTCATCCACAAACCGCTTAATAAAGTCCTCGATCTGATTCTCGCGCACAACTCTTTGCGCAGTCCTGTAATTCAGAGATGTCGTCCTGGCTGCGTAATGTGGGTACAAGGTTCGATAGCAGGCTTTACACCGATCGAGATCGGTCTGAGTGCAACCGACACACTTACGCGGCAGCAGTCTCTCAGGATCTGCTGCAGCCGCAATATCTGATAGGCGGGGGAGTGGTGTCTGATTCATGGACGATATACTTTCTCACGCCACGTCCCCCCCCTGCTCCGTGTGACCCAGGCGAAACGTAGGTAGGGATGCAGGCCGGCGGCGATGCGGAAGCGTGTTCGTGAATCGCGTGTGTTCTTGACGTACTCGCCCTTGACCTCGTAGACCGTTGCCTGCCCGATCCAGACTTGATGATTATCGTCCGTCCGTGAAGGCCAGGCGATTTGATCGGGCGTGTAATCGACACCCCCAGGCAGATGGAATGTGAAGGGATGCGCGAGATGTGCCAGGCCGCGCGCCGTTAATTCCGCGTCCCAATCAGCCTCAAGCGGACTGTCAAAGCCGCCCGGATTGGATAATTTGGATCGCTCTTTCACCTTGATCGGCTTGGCTAACAACGCCTGGTATTCCGGGTTCAAGTCGATGATGTGCTGCGGGAGGGTAATCACAGGGCCTTTAACTCCTGGCGGTAGTTCTCGCGGGCCAGTGCTTCAATCAGTGTAGTCCGCTCGGGAGGCTCGATCCACGGCAGGCCCAGTGCGTCGAATACCTCACGCTCTTCATAGAGTGCTAGAATCTGCGGGCACTGCTGGCCGTTAGGGCACTCTTGAACCTCGTCGAGTTCATTCAATTCTGGCTGATGCTGGTGTAGCAGGCCATGTTGCACAAACCAACCGCAATGCCGAACGTGTGTTACCAGGTTGCGCGAGAAGGTGCTTGATCCTGTTCGGATGGTTTTTATCATGCCCCACTTACGCCTATCGGTAACGATGAAGACATCACAACCGATTCCGCTTTCGACGTGTTGCAGCCGCTTATAATTTGGTCCGTCCTTTCTGTTCTCTGGGTCAAGTCGCCATAGGAAAGACTCGTACAGTTTTCCTAGCAGTGTCTCAAGATGATTGACCTCATAAGTGGCGGGGGGTCCACCAAACATATCCGGCACAGTCCACACTCCGATCTGAGGCTGGCAGACAATCTCAACGTCTTTCGGTTCTGGTTTTAGCCGGCTGATACTGCCGGCAATCTCGACCCGGACGCAGGCCGGCTCGATGGCAGCTTTCAGTTTATCGGCGACGGCATAGGCAGGGTGTGTCATGTGGGTATATCTCCTTCTTTCAACTGTCCGATCTGGCCGGGCGTTTCACCATATCGAGCTACAGAATGGAAGTCTTCTAATCCGACACCGTATAATTTTCCGCCAGTGATATACATTTTTGAGTTGTTGATGTTTCCTCCATGATTTGCTGATCCATCGCCATACGGTGGCGAGGTAACAACCCCTTCAATCCCCCCCCCATTCTGGCCCGGCTTCTGCGCCCAAATTACTTCCTCCCATTCAATCTTGAGGTGAGGGTATTTCTTGCCGTGCAGCCGGCGGAAGAAAGATAAGCGCTCGACCCGCTCGCTGACGGCCACTTCTCCGATCTCGGCGCCTACCTGCGCGGATGTATCGCCGAGTAGATTGGTGGTGGTGGTACTGGTATCCTCGATCTGCATGAGCGAGGCTTGCGCCTGTTCTTTGACCAGCATGGCGCGCGTGCGCTCGACGATGGTAAAGCCCAGGCGCTCTAAGAGGCTGGCCGTCTGGTCGCACAGTAGCACCCGCTGCTTATTGCGGATGTAGTCTTTGACGACGATAGCCGCCACCCCGCCTGGCTTGAGCGCTAACCAGATCTGTTGATAGACCTGGGCCATTGCTTGCCAGTAGGTTTCTTTCTCATTGTTGTCGTCTGTCCGAGAGGGCAGTACACCGATCTGCCCATCCGCTGTGCCATACTCTTGGCTATGCAGTTTCTGTGTAGCGACGAACTTCTCGAACGACGCTCCGCCTCCCTGACTGCGATAGGTTTCATATTGCTTTTGGTAATCGATCGAGGTGCTTGATTTGGCGATTGACTGGTCAGCATACGGCGGCGAAGTAATAGCCCCGTCAATCTCCCCACCACTTAACACGCCAATTTGGCCGGCAGTGTTTCCATACTCCTGATCGCGTGCTCCCGTGCGCTCCATATCGATTACTGAGACGTGCTCGGCATTGCTGATGCCGTGGGCACGGGCATACTCACGGCGCGCGTCTGCATCGACAAGCTCACGCGCCAAAGTCCTTTCAAACGGGGGAGAAGTGATCACACCGTCGATGTCGTCATAGGCCAGCGCCGCGATGTTACCCTCGGTGGTCCCCTGTCGATCCACGGTGTAGGCGCGGGTCATGGCGTCTGCGATGAGACCGGGCGAGACTTCCGATCGGTCGCGGGTCTGTGGCTGCGAGAAAGGTGGCGAGGTGATGACGCCGGAAACTTGATCGAAGTCGTTGCCGTCCAACGCGCCGATCTGGCCGGAGGTGTCACCGTATCCATTTGAAAACGCTTGAGAATATATGCCTGTAGTATGCCCATTCAATTTAGTTTGATCTATCCCACTCTCACCATGATCTCTCATATACGGAGGACTGGTCACGACGCCGGCCGCGTGCTCTGCGCCAATGAACGGCAGTACCGTCCTGATAATCTCGGCAAACTGACGGGAGTCACCCTGAACTAGGATCGGGATGGGCTTGCCCAGATGGTTTAACTTCTTGAGGTTCTTGTCGATATTCGCCAGCCCTAGATCGTGGAAGTGCGGTTCGAGTTCCACACCAATCACCTGGTAGCCGCGGTAGGAACCGAGGATACCCACCGTGAAGATGCCGCCGAAGGATTCGCCGATGACATCGCCTGGCTGCCAGTAGCCCATCTGGTTTCCGTGATCAAAGATACGTTCGCACAGGACTTTTCCCATCTTCGCCGGATGCCTGAATGATTCTGGCGTGATAATGCCTTTTAGAGTCTGATCGTAACAACCGTGCCACACACTTTCAATCATTGACTGGCTCCTGTTAATCTGCGCGGGTTCATGCACTGCGCCTCATTGGCGCAATTTGCCCGACAAACCGCACAGTAGTTATTGATGAGATCGTGTTCTTTTCCGCAGTTGGCGCAGAGACCATAGCTCCGCGTGATCTGGATGATGCACTGTGGCGAGTAGACGGACTGTGCTTTGCCCGGCGCGCGTCCTTTATCGTAGGCATGGTCACGCCCGCTAGTAGATTTCCCGGGCCGTTTTCCAACATGGAGTTTGTTAGATACCGAGCGCATTTCGCCTCTTGGGTCGGTAGGCTATGATCTCTTCATCTGATAGACCGTTTAGTTTTAGGACGATTTCGAGAATGTCGCCATGCGTCAGGGGCATGGTGACCCGGGCTGATGTACCGCAGATTCTGGATACGGCTTGATCGCGTAGGACATCCACGGCTCCAAAGAGATCGATCGCCTCGGGCCGGCTGCCATCGAGAGATAGGAGTAGTTCGTCATACGGACTGAGATTGCTCATTGGCTTACACCTTGAATAGCCAGGGATTGGCTTTCACTTCCCATTCCGTGCGCGGCAGCAGCGGCCGGCCGTCACGCTCGAATAGTTCTATGAGCGCACAAAATTCCTCGATACTATTTGTCGTCACCACCATTCCGGCGAGCACAGAATCGTACAGCAGGTAGAGCCGATTCTGATCGATCGGGGGTGGCGTGTAACCCGGCGCCGCCGGCTTCTTCGACTTAGGCATGTTCGTTGCCCTCTGGGCTTAGCATACGTTTCAGATCGGCGATGGCCGTATCGCACTCCTGTATGCTGTTAGCCAGTTTATGGATCAGTACCAGATCGAGGGGCTGCCCCACTAGAGCGTTCGTTACGAGTCGATCGATCAGGCGATGCTCGTCGATGAGCAGATTCAGGGTGGATGCGAAGGCGTCGATCTTGTGTTGTCGTGTGGGAGGCATGGGTCAATCCTTCATGTAACGGCGCAGGTCTGGATCGGCATTCTCGATAATGGTATTACGGCCATCGCTGAGGCGGCTGTAAATCCAATCGGGGAGAGTGGCCGGATTGGCATTCATCGCCAGCACAGTACCCGCCGACCAGACCAGACCCGAGCGGTAGCGAATATCAAACAGGGCTGTCTCCCGTTCTACGGTCCAGTCGGTAGTCTTTACCTTATCAACCTCGTCGATGCAGAGCACTTCCACGTTAGCGTAGCGACTCAGCCGGCGCGAGGCGGACTCATGAATCTGGGACTGCCGCTCGGCATAGGCTTCGCGGATATAGTCGAGCAGATCTAGCATGGTAATGTAGACGGCCATGCGGCCTAAGCCGATGGCCTGATTGACAATCGCCTGTAACACCATCGTCTTGGCGTTGCCGGGTCCCCCCCACAGTGTCAAGAATCCGCGCGGAGTTTCGATAAACGCTTGCGCGGCTTTGACCATCTGCCTGGTGCCCGGCCCAGCCGCTGCGATGTCGTCGAGTGTGATTGATCGCTCAGCGGAGTTGAGACCACAGGTCGCCTGCAGCCGCGCGGATCTAGCCGGCGCTGTACAGGGACAGTCCAGTACCTTCCCGAAGAGTTGATGGTTAAGCGGGACACTGACCGAGTAATACCCCTGCCCGCCGCACATCTCACAGGCCGGATCTGCGTCAGGATTTCCGAGCGGCGCGAGCGGCGTTGATTTCAGCGGCGACGGCGCGGAGATCAGCTTCGCTAGTCTTATCCGCTCCTGTTCGAGTATCCGTTGTAGGTCTGACATTTTTCCCCCCATTCAATAGGGATATATTTTTGGCGATGGTCTTTGGACCGATGCGCCGGGTTGCCCAGAACTTGGGAGAGTTCTGGTACACGATATGATAGATCTGCTCCAACTGGTCTGGCGTGATGTCCTTCTCGGCCAGATACGTCAAGGCTTCTTTGTCTTCGCCGTCTACCCACTGCACAGCGCCGGCGAGCTGGTCTATTCGCTGCGACAGGGCATTGATCTGCTGCTGGACTGGCAAAAGAGTCGATCCGCAGACGATTGGGGGATTGACCGTCACCGTCACATCCCACTTTTCACCGCTGACCATCTTCGCCAGTTTCCCGATCGAACCCTTGATATACCGGTCGGCCTCATTCACGAACACTGTCAAGATACGCGGGTCATCCACCGAATGCAGACGAGGATTTAGCCTCGCATAGCTGCCGTTAAACTTCGCTTCCAGATAAGGGACAATAGCATCCCAGACCTCAAACCCACTGAGTGTGTGATCAATGTGATCAATCTGATCTTTAATAGGAAGAGGGGGGTATTTACCTATCCCCTTGACCTCCCCCTTGACCTCCCCCTTGGCCTCTTCTGCCAAGGGGGAGGTAATTCCATCACCCTTGACTACTGCTGCCTGTGCCATATTTGGGGGGTTGCGCTTGTACTCATCGCCGAATACAGGCTTTTTGTTGATGATCTCACGTGTCGCCGAGCGCGGATTCTGCCAGTTATGCACCGTAATACGCTGCCAGCGCTTGAGCTGTTGACAAGTGATATAGCCCAGCGTTTGCAATTCCTGGCGCTGCTGCTTGATCGTCGCCTTGGACATATCCATTTCACTGGCTGCCCATTCGTCCGTCCAAGAATCGATCCGGCCTGTTTCCCAATCCACATGATCGACGATGAAGAGGAACAGCCAGATACGATTACCCATCCTTTTCTGATGGCGTGGATCTTGGCTGAGGCCGGTCTTAACTGCAATGAAATACTTGCGCATGTCAGTGCTTCCTACGCGGCATAGGCTTTGGCTTTGTGGGTACAGGCGCCCCGACTTTCTCTCCGCTCATCCGGCAGTACACTTCTTTTCCAGGCATAGTTGATCCGTGCTGGTTGAATCTACCGCGCTGCGTGCCGATCATCTCTTGACAGGATGGACACCAGCGCCGGCGACCGTTTAGGCCGGCCCGATCGATCTGTTGGGTTGTCCGCTTTTTTCTAATTGCCATCATCTATGGCCTCCTGTTCCAGTGTGTTGGGCAGCAGAGATTTGCTAACCCAAAGAACAAACGCGCGATGCTTTGTGAAACAACCAAAGAACGTCCCGATAGCATTGGGTATGCAAACTTTCGCCCAATGGAGTTAAGCGTAAAGTAAATTTTCTTCTTCATGTGCAGTCCCTTTTTTCATTTCTTCTTCACTGACGAAAGAACACATGCGCTTACCTTTGGCAGCGATGCGGGTTGCCTTTGCCTTAGCGTCTGCATGTGACTTTGTGCTCTTTCCGTAATACTCAAAACGATTTCCATCAACACGTAGCCAGATACACCATTCGTCATCGTGTCCAGCGTGGATGCTTTTGTGAAACGTTATGCAGAATACTAATTCTTTGCTTGGTGGTAGTGCCATGATATGCCGCCCAACGGCACGGGCATAAGCCGCCCGCGTTACTTTGATTCATCCCGCGCTGTCGGCGGCGTAGCGGGTCGGTCTTCACGCCCTTGTTGGGCGGCGTTCTCCGGGCACTTGTCCGGCGAGGGCGACGCTGACCCAGAGTTCATTTGCCGCCAAGTGACTACAAATCGCAGGTCGTGCGTTTCACACCCATACACTTTTCCGACATTGTTTTGCCCTAACAGTTGAATGTTGCACATTGCTGGCCTCCAAGTAGCCACCTAACGGACTAGCATAAGCCGACGCCACCAACAGCAGAGACGGCAGTTTTAACCCGATACATTACCGACGCATGATCGGCGTTCGGCTTCACGCGGTGTTTGGCCGCTTGAAGTTTTACGAGCACTTCACGGGTTGCACATTCTGGATGGATGCGTACCACGAACGGCGGATCGCCTTGTTCTGCGCTGCCATAGAGACGGACGTGAGACGCAAAGATAGTTTTTCCGCACGTCTCGCACTTATACAGCCTGCGCCCCATGACCACGATTGATGCTGAGATTATCATTTTATCCTCGCAAGAGAGTTGCGGCCCAACGGTTGAATTAAGCGGCTGGCGCACATTCTGGCTTCGCCGGGGGCTTCTGCTCTACGATTCCATTTTCGTGCAGGATGCGCCATTCATTCCACACCTGATATTGCGCGTCCTGCAATTGCTCTCCGCCACACGTTAGAGCACTTACAGCAATGGCGGCGAACACGGATTTAGGGCATTCTGCAAACAGCCTTCCGAGTGCGGCTGCATAGTCATTGTGTAACTTGATGCCCCTGCCTCTGATTTCTTCTTCCATGATTTCCTTCTTTCGAGCGGGCTAACGGTCTGCGCGTCAGCCGCGCGCATTAGATTTTGATGTACCAGACTTGCCAGCCCTGCGCGTCGGCTGCACGCGCTTGTTAGCCCGCGCCTGTTTGCGGCACTGGCGTAAAAATTCCATCTTCGCCGCAAAGGTGATTGCCTGCCATGCCTCACGAGACAGTTCAACAGGATCACCAACATGCGCCTCGACCTTATTAAAGATGGTAGAACGGTCTTTCGCTGACACATCTGAACCGGAAAGAGAAGAACCAATTACCAAAAGCATATCTGCCATGCCTACCTCCGAATAGCGGGCTAACTAGATATTAACCGGACTCTCGATCGTTAGTTCCAGAGCCGGCATTCGAGTTGAAGCCCCATTGCGGGACTTTGCTGCGCTTTGCCGCAGATCGCGCCAGTTGTTCTGAGTAACCAAAGATACGTCCGGCCTGTCGCGGAGAGATCGTCTCGCCGCGCACTGTCGGGTTTCCGCAGGGTAGAGCTGCTGAGGTATGGGTCCCGTGATTTGGACAGACCAACACGGCCTGATAGCTGTCGTCGCTTTCCCGCCCAGTGCGGTAGAGAGCCGCTTCGACATCGGAGCACGTGCAGTAAATCGTCGAGACTGAATACGCTTTACCGGAATAGGTAACATAGAGCATGTGACCGCTGCGCGAGGTGATGGTCGCCGGAGTGGCCGCATAGGTGTCGAGGGTGGCCTGTGGAATGCTGGTCATTCTGGAACCGCCAAAGCGACCAGTGCCGTACCTGCAAAGGCCATGTGATAGCCGGCGGGGGGAGGAGTATCACGCTCAAGGAGCTTGATAGCTGTCAACCCAAAATCGTCGGGCCAAACCTGGATCTTGCTCGGAGCGATGCGGTAGACATCCTCTAGGATATGACCTGGTTTTCTCAGCCACTGAGCGACAAACTCGCCCAGCTCCTGAGCATTGGTAGGTAGATTTGATACTCGCAACAATCCCACTGCCGGATTAAATACGACCACGGGATATGAGTAATCCACGTGCTTGACGGAGTAAGTCTGATCTTCTGGTATGGATAAGGGGGAGGCTGCCTCGATGAAGATCGGGCCTGACTGTGGCCGAATCCTGACTGAGCGGAATTTCTTCTTCCCGTGACAGCCACACGATCGGCTGCCCGGTCGCCGCTGATTGGTGCAGCGCTTGCCGTGGATGACTACAACACACTGCTTTATCTTCATTTGACTTTCCCCTTTTCCTTGTGGTATGATCGGGGTGTAAGGCAGAATCTTCTGCCTGACTTTCCCCGGCCGTGAGTGTCGCCCCACTCACGGCTTTCATTTACGTCGCCGATAGCGTTTGCAGCTCGCGCTCAGAAGCACGTCGCGTGGTCTCCAAAGCGTGCCGTAGCACATCCGCCGTTGTTGCAAATTCAGGGTGAGCCTGTTCGATGACTTTGATGTTTTCCAGATCTCGATCGGTCGGGCTGACTTGCAACGGTGTTCTGCGAGTTTGTTCTGCCATGTGCCCACCTCCAAAACAAGTGTATTACAAATCTATACAGTAAGTCAATGCTCTATTGCCTTAAATTTTTCGCTATCCGTTATGGCAATCCGGCGTTTGACTATTGCTCCCTATCTGTTGTACACTAGCAGTAGCCCACTAGAAAGACGATCCATGCTGAGACACCTCTTAGGATTTATGATACTGGTCTTGGCCCGCGTCATCTATGTGGTTGTCGTGAGACCGCTGATGGGGCTGGGAAGTCTACTCAGCGGACGTAACTATACTATCATTCCATAGGAGCTATACTCATGTCCGCTACATCACCAGAAGTGAACTTTGTTCTGATTGTCTCTTTGCTGCCGGCCATCCTGGGGCTGGTCAACTTCGTCAAGGAGTTCGGCCTGTCGGGAAAGTGGCTGACCCTAGCGGCTATGGCGATCGGTATTCTCTCGGCCGTCGCTTATGCCCTGGTCCCCCCGGGGGTCTTCCAGATCGCGTTTGACGGTATCGTGTTGGGCCTGGCTGCGGCCGGCCTGTACGACATCACCAGCAAGAAGCCGACGACTCCGCCCGCCGCTAAGTAGAGTCGCGGATTCATATTGCCGTGCAGGGGACGAGTCCCCACCGTCCCCTGCATGTATAGATGGAGCAGGCGCCATGCGTCAATTGATTTTCCTCGGAATAGCGCTCTGTGTGTTCTTGGCTATTGCGACTCTGCCAACCCAGGGTGTGACCATTCGCCCAGATACTTCGCCGATTAGTACATTACAGTATCGCTACCTGCCGCTGATCATGTGCGGGACCTGTCCGACGCCAACACCGATGCCCACCCCTCGTCCAACGCCGACATCGGAGCCAACCCCCCGCCCAACGCCGGCCGTCAAGGAGTGGATACGATGACGATTGGCAATATCGTACAGGACGATCTCTTTCAGATCATTGCCATTGCGCTCTGCCTGATCTCGATCACCGTCTGGCTAATGGTTATGCGCCGGTCGCCCTATCCCCTGTTTTACACGCCGCCGATCGTCGCCGCCGTAACCGTGTTGTTATTCTACATTCTGGTCAGCTTTGTCCCGATGTCCATAGCGGATGCTACAACATTCAGCGCGGCGCGGACCGTGGTCGATCTCTTGATGTGGATTGTCTGCGGGTTAGTCATGAGCTATATGCAGCGGCAGCGAAAAACTCCATGAATGTACTGGAATCCCTTTTGATCGCAACGCCCTCAATCGTCATTGCGCTGTGTGGAATTGCGTATCAGATCTACTTGAATCGGAATAAGCCGGCACTCGATAAGGCCGAAGAGGCTCATAAGAAAGTCGAGACCGATAGCCTCAAGACACAAATCGCAGAGAAGGTCATGGGGCTGGCTAATTCACAGATCAAGTCTCTCTCCGATCGGCTCGATGTGATTGAGAAAGAACTAACCGAGGAATGCGCGGCGCGCGCAATCGCCGAGGAACGCGCCGTGCTGGCCGAGGAACGCGCCCATATGTCCGAGGAACGCGCCATTACCGCCGAGAGGAAGAATACCATTTATCTGAACGGGATTTATATTCTCACCAATCAACTCTTTCATCTCAACGCAAAACCATTGTGGTCACCAGCACCCACCGGACCGCTCTCGAAACCTGATATGCCAGCCTAAGCCGACAGGAGGGTTACATGGCTAAGAAGATCTCCCGCTTAGTTTTCCCCGATCTACAGCGCGCACTCGATGCGGAAAGTTACGAGTGGTTATCCGCCAATGTCCCCGAGGTGGTCAAGTCCTTGGAGTCTGAGATTTCCAACGGGGCGGACGACCCCCATGCCGTTAAGCTCTGGATTATACAAAACTATCGGCGTGAAGAGATTGCCGCCCGGATTGAGCAGGCGGCGCGGCATATCCTCTCAGGTAGATCGGGCAAAAGCACATGAGTAAACTGGTTACCCATTGCGGGCTGCACCCCAGCGGACTGAGTGAGTTGCTGAGCGCTCCGGCTGCGGCTGACCAGCCACTGCCCTTCCTCTATGGACTTGACATCAATTTGCGCTCGACGATCGACGAGCGGAGTCCATCAACGCTGTTCATTTTCAGGACCCAGATCTTCGGGCCGGATAATGGCAATATGTACAGCGGCGATCCGATCGCTGCCGGCCGCGCCTGGGTGGATACGCTCTATCCCATTCTCATTCAGAACGAGGCGGATTACTATTCGATCATCAATGAGCCTGGCCGCAGTGATGTATTCGGGCTGACCTGGCTGTGCAATTTCTATCTGGGCGCGATGCAACGCGCCGACGAGCTGGGGATCAAGTTGGCAATTGGCGGTTGGAGCACGGGGATGCCACCCATCAATGTTGCCGATAGCGCTCAGCTGCTGACCTGGGTGAACGGGGTATTGTCTGGTGTGCCGCAGTGGGCCGTCAATACCCCAATGGAGAGCTACCGTTACAGACAGTTGCGCGCACTCCAAATGTACCACCGGGAGGTAGTCGAGACCAACACCTATTTCAGCGCCATCGCTACGGATTTCTTCGGTACGGCAGCCGGAGTGTACATCGACATCTACACGCCGATGATGCGATACGCGGTCGAGCACGGTCATATTCTGGAGCTGCATGAGTATTCTCTGGATGGTCCGATGCTGGGGAGTCCGCTCTGTCTGCGCTATCGCCAGCTCTACGCGGCACTGCCGCCCGACGCCCGCCCGCTGCTGGCGATCACCGAGGCTGGACCGGGCGCCGGCTACGATACCGGGTACGAAATGGAATCGTACATCTCCGTTGTCGCCGACTATGACACCGAGATCATGAAGGATCGTTATGCCCTGGGCGCAGCGCTGTATCATCATGGTACGGGCGAGAGCGATCTGTCTGAGGCTGTGCCACTACTGACTGAGTATATCGTGACCCATCCAACACCAGCACAAGGGGGAGACATGGCTTTTATTTTTGGAGTTCACGCAACTGCTGCACCTGGCCCGATGCTGACCGGCGATACTGCCGGGATAACAGCGGCCCAGAAGTTTAACGGGTACAAGTTTTTGACTGGCGATCCGCCCGCCCATTACGCGCAGGTCGCCGCATTGGGGCTACCGCCGGCAAACTGTATCACGCGACTGTTCGTCGATTTCAGAGGGCGCACTAAGCCGACGCCGGCCCAATTCTGCGATGAGCAGCGGCTGGCGATTCAAGAGGCGATGGCCGCCGGCGTGGTCTGGTTCGAGATCCACAATGAACCAAACTTAGGCGCAGCGTATGGCAATGCCGCCGAGTGGCCTTACTCGGATGACGCTCATGACTTTATCGATTGGGTCTTGCAGGTCATTCCGATCCTGCGCGCCAACCATGCCGGGATCAAGTTGATCAGTCCCGGTCTGAGTCCGCAGCCCAATACCCCCCAGTGGTGGATCGACATGGGCCAACATGGGGTCTTCGATGCCGTCGATGCGATCGGCGCTCATGTGTACTGGCCCAATCGATCTACGATGTTGACCCAGGAGCAGGGGCTTAATTTCATTCCACTGCTGCCAATGAGTTCGGCGAGCAAGCCGATCTTTATCACGGAGTTCGCCAACAATCAGCCAACCGATCCCGACCGTGAGAAGGGGCTGCAGTATGTGGACTGGATGAACTACATCATGGCCCATTACCCCACGGTCACTCGTGCGTATCTCTACATCATCAGCAGCAGCACGACATCTGATAACACGACGCGGCAAACGATCGTGCGCAGTGGGGTCGTGTCCGAGATTGCCGCAGGGATTGCCGCGGGGATTGTGGCACCTCCCGTCACGTATCGGTTTGAACATTCGCACTTGGACGGCGGCGCGAGCGATGGGAGCAATCCCCGCCAGATCGTGATGAACGCCAATCATACGCTCGAAGCGAATTGGACGTTGATCGCTCCGCCCGTCAGTCGGTTTTTCCTGACGGTGAATGTCTCTCCGCCAGGCTCTGGCGTGGTGACCCTGAATCCCCCCCAGCCCACCGATGGGTACCCGGAGGGGACGATCGTGACGGCGACCTTCTCGCCGGCCTAATGCTCCTTCATCTATTGGCGGCCCTGGTTGTGCTGGGATCGACGACCTGCACAACCGGGACGCTCTCGCAGTACGATCGGCGACCGACCGACCAGGTATTGATCAACCGGACGATTACCGGCAGGACAGCCTACACTCTGCCGGCCGGCTGGCAAGCGGTAGACGGATACATCGCCGAGCGCGACTGCTCGAACATCGGGAAGATTCGGCATGTGTATTGGCGCGGTCGATATGCCAGACTGATGGTCTTTGATTGCGCCGGCAGCCAGACCGCCCGCCAGTGGATGGACCGCAATCACATTCTCGGCGAGATCGATTACTATACAGCGCGGCGCTGGGGTGCCCTGCCCCAACGCGGTCTAACGAAAGCGACGGTGTGTCATGACTGAGATTCTGTATCGCAAGGTGGAACTTCCTGACGGCACAATTCAGTTTGTGCCGGCTCCCGAACGGCCCGCTGATCACCGGCTGGCTGTCCCCTGGGTCGGACAGAATACAACCCGTTCGGACGACGACTATACCCGTTCGGATTGCGGCGCGGCCGTGGTGACCGGTTGGCTGCACTATCGCGGGAAAACCTCGGTCAGCGTGGATGATGTGAGCCGCGCCACAGGCAAGCCGCCCAACTATCCGTACACTGTCTTCGCCGATCTAGATAAGGCCGCGAATGCCTTCGGCCTTGATCTGGTTCATCAATTCGGGACGCTGATCTTACCGCTCGTCGAGTATGAGATCGACATCGCCCGGCCAGTGATTGCCCTGGTGCATTATCCTTCTCTGCCCATCAAGTTTGATCCCACTTACCAGTCTTCCCACTGGATACTGATCACCGGCTATGGTCCCGATCTATATTACTACAACGATCCCTATTGGCCGACCGCCGAGCGCGGCGCAGACATTCTGATCTCGGCCTCTCAATTAACGGATGCGCTGCGTAATGTCAACCTGAACGGGAATACACCCTTTCAGGGGGCAACTCAGAAATGAAGAAGTTGAGGCGATGCGGCGGCACGTGCGCGACCTGTGCCGCCAACTCACCAAGAAGTGTGCTGTCTATCCAAAAAGGAAGGAGGTAAGGGTAACATGAGCGTTGATGTGGTTCTCTATGTTCTGACATTCATTTGTTTCGTGGTGAAGGCGCTCGGCGTCAACACCGGCCAAGTCGATCTTGGCTGGGTTGGAGCAGCGCTATTGGTTTTGTCCCTTGTCATTTGAGCGAGCAACAAGACCTCTACCGCATCGAGGATAATATGGCCGACGCGAATATGTGGGAGCGTGAAGGCCGGCGGCTGCGCCGGCAGCGCTACATCAGGAGTGCCAAGATTGTTTGTGGGATCATGATCGTTATCGGCGGGATGCTGGTGCTCATTGGGTTACGGATGATCTAGCGTGAGTCAGCCAACAGCTAAGCGAACGATGCTTCTGGCGCGCGATCGGGTCTCTGCGATCAAGCAGGCCCTCGACGATCGCGCCACAGAGATTAACAGTGTGCGTGTGCTCGGGATCGAGATCGACTGCGGGGACGATGAGTTTACGATCAAGATCAAGCATATCGATAAGTATGCCCACCGGCCACAGACCGATGAATCTACTCACCGTTTCACTCCGTAACCAGGCAAGCCATGAGTGAACAGCCGGCAGAAAATAAAAAGAATTTCCGGCAGCGTCTGGCCTGGCGTTTCAATCAGCGCTTCTGGCCGATTGGCCTGGTGCCTATCCGCTGGTTGTTCTTCCATACATCGCTTCGGTCCGATCACCATCAGAGTAATTTCATGAGCGGACTGCGAGAGTTCTGTTGGTCCTACATCTGCGGGTATAGTCTGCGGGAAGCCTGGCGCATCGGCTGTATCTGGTGGCGCAACGGATAGAACAATCTCGAATGGTTAGAGGGTCAATCAAGCAGCGGCACAGAACTGTGCCGCTGCTTTGCGTTGACATATTCTCGTGCAAAAAATTTAAGGAAACTCGATGTTGCAATTAGTCACTCGGGGTGTACAATGGGTGTACAAATTCACGGAGGTTTCCAATGTCTGACATGACTCTTATGGAGTGGTTGAAAAATCACAATTACAGTTGCGAAGAAGTGACCCCCTATATCCGCAAGGCGGAAGACGGGACCGAGTACACCTCGTTCGAGTGCTCATGCGGGTCTCGCTTTGATCTGGATGCGTTTAACGAGGCGCGCGGCACGATCGTCAGACTCGGCACACACACGCCGGCTATCGAGAAAAAGACGATCCCCCTGCCCAAGATCTGCTACACCATCAAAGACGGAAAAATCGCGCTGTATAAAGACGGCGCGTTTATCCGTGACGACTTCAAGTCGATCGACGATTGCCTAAATTTCATCGGGGTCGATCTTGGTCTCAGCGACGATGAGTTTGAATGGGTCAACGAGATTGGGCTTCCGCTCTTCCCCAATGGGACACCTCAAGCGCAAGACGATAATCCTTGTGTCCTGTGCTACCGTATGTTGAGTGATGTCACGTCGCCAGATGAGGACGTGATCATCAAAGCCGGCGAGGAAGTCCTAGTCTCTGTCCGGCCAGAGTGTGACGAGCTGTACTGGGTCGAGACGCTGGATAAGCGCGTGATGGTTCTGGCGAATATGGACGAGATGGTAGAGGCGTAACAGATGACTCCCTTTGACGAAATGGTTGAAGCCAAGAAAGCGCAAATCAACGCCATTCCGGGCACCCTTGTCTCTACGCTACTCATCCCGTTAGAGGATGCTCAGCGCGCATGGTTGGATGCGCTGGTTTCTGATTGGCGGACCATCACTCTGATGATTAACGGGATGCCCGCCTCGTGGACAATGCCACTGGAAGACAGCGCCGGCTATGTGGCCGTGTGCCAGATTCTGCGCGAGAACAACCTTCATCCCAAGCTGACAGGAGAATAACCATGTACCACGACGAACGACCAGACCCCGATCTGTCCGTACCAGAGCCGCCCGAGAACGAGTTGCTTGAAGTCCTCAAGCGCTGGAAAGAGGTCATGAATGAAATCCCACTACTGAGTGTTGGCCGTGGGGATACGATGCACGGTCTTGCCTTACTGAGGGCGACTCACGTCGCCATCGAAAACGCAGAGAAACAACAGGACTGGCCGCGTATCGTCAAGCGTGCTCAACCGCGTATCGTGATCTGTGTAGCCTGCAACGCTCGCACTCGTCTTAGTCTGGGGTATGCCCCCGGGGACCTTCACGAGGGTTGCTCTCGCCCTAACGGTTTGCTCGGCTACTGGACGGAAGAGCCACAAGAGGATGAGTTCTTTATCGAATATCCCAACGGTATGAGCCGCCCCGTGCCGCCTGCGCCGGACGAGTATAGCAATCCTCTGGAAGACGCTGAGATCGAAGAGGCCCTTCTGGAACTTGATACACGCCGGGAGCAGGACCTACCAATTGAGAAGGAAGATCCCGGCGGCGAATTGGAGAAAGAGTATTACTTACGTGGTATGCACCGACGGTGAGCGCTTCTTGTCCAAGATGGTTAGAGGCGAATTGACGATCGACGAAATCAACGATAAGTCAGTATCAGGAAAGTAGGGGACATACGATGAGCGAAGAAAAGGCGCGTCAACTGGCAGAGATGTTTGGTGGAAACTACTTAGATTCCGGCGGGGGGGTGTATGTAGTCTTCTTCACCCGCCAAGACGGGATCGTAGTAGCCATGACCGAGGAAGTAGTCGCCTCGTATCCCGATGTAGATTCGATCGGGGATGAAGGCGCAATGATCGACCATATCGATCTGGTGTGATATGGCTGATTTTATCTTTTCTAAGGTCTCAGCCTACCACTGGGCCGGCAGCTATCGCAAGCCGGAAACGACTAAGGTCAATCTGGACTACTTCTCGAATGGTATTCGGACTACTCTGCTGTCTGCAGCGTGGACCGTGTACTACCCGACTGACTTTATCTATCGTGGTCTGCGTCTATTTACGGGTCATCTCTCAGGCCGACACATCTCGGTTGTTAACGATCGGTCTACTGAGTATTGGAAGCGCAGATGGGTTGTCATCTCGTGCGATCGGCTGTTGATGCCCGAGGCAGACTACCAGAGACTTCTCAAGAAGATGGGGAGAACATCATGAGTGACAATCTACGACTATCTGTCCGAGATGAGGCCGGGACACTGCGCGAGATCTTCGCGCGGATCGGCGCGCGCGTGGTCACCGGGGGCAAGATCAGTGATGGGGTGCGGTATGCGGCCAGCTTCACCGATGGCGCAACCCGCCAAGAGCCGGCCCCGCCAGATTGGGACACGTGTGATCTGTCTCTATTGCGCGACTATGCCGTTTACGGTTACGACTTCCGCGTGAGGGCTGAGGCCCTACGCCGGATTGAAGCGCGTGTCAGTCTGATCGCAGTCGGCGGAGAGTAGAATCATGGCAGAGATTACCGTTAAAAACCGTGACGTTGTGGACTTTGTTATCAACGATAAGATCATGTCCGTATCTATCCGTAATGGTCAATTGCGGGTTGCGGTTGTTGATGGTCAGATCGTCATCGAGCCGCGAGCAACAAATCTCGTATTGCTCAGCGTCTATAATGAAACTCTAAAAACTACTACCCCCACGATGAAATCAAATGACAGCAATCTCCTATGAAGCGTGCCCGGTCTGCCATAAGCGGGGATGGTATGTGTATAGGTCCACGTGGAACCTTAATCACTATCGTCTCCACGAATGCCGCTATTGCAAGTCCATAGAAATGGTCAATTTTGATACCCGGCCTGTTGGGCGGTACATCGAAACGCCCGAGCGTGGAACAATTCGCGCGATGTACTTATCTGGTCGCTGCGCGAATGGAGAAGAGCGAGATTCCGGCACTCTCTGGCACGCAGTACCAGAATCAGATAGAAGCCTAAAAGCATTGTGCGGCTCCGCGCCAGGTAGACGCTCGGCAGGATGGCGAGGATACCCAGACGAGATACATGACGTGACGTGCCAAAAATGCAGACGCTTGATAACGAAGGTGGAGTCTAGGTAACCATGAACGCCGATCAATATGCCGCGCAGTATATCAACGAGAACAACGTACCGATCGCAAGCGACAGCTCAAAGTACCGAGCGCTTGTGAATGTGATCGCTGCCGCAATCGCCGCCGAGCGCAAGGCGTGCCTGTGGCACGAGGAACAGGCGATCAAGTTTTACTCAGAGCGAATCGAGTGGTGTGATTCTCGTCTCGGTCATGAATCTATGAAGGTGATGGCTCAGTATGCAATGGATAGTCACATCGGAGTATCTGCCGCCATCGCCCGCGGATCTACTAAGTCATTTGTGGAGTTACCAACCATGAACAGAATACAACGCAAGCGGAGTAAGGGCTGGCGCGCGCCGGAGGGTGCGGTCTATGTGGGCCGGCCTAGTAAGTGGCAGAATCCGATCAAGGTTCGCCGGGCGGGGGGCGTGTGGGTTGTCGTGCGTGGAACGACTATTCTAGCAACGCGACCATCGAAGCGGCTGGCCGCCGAGCAGGCCGTCAATTGTTTCCGCGACTACCTCGCTGCAATGTCGCCGTCAGAGTTAGAGGAATTGGTCGCGCCACTGCGCGGCAAGAACGTGATGTGCTGGTGCTCTCTCTCAGAACCATGCCACGGGGACGTGTGGCTGGAACATGCCAGATTGACTTGACCACCTAACCTGTGATAGACTGTAGATAACCCTACCGGGCAGAGCGCTTGACGCACTGTCCGGTTTTCGTTAGGAGCTAACCATGTTCAAAGTTATTCCGGTCGGTCAGGGTATGGCACTGTTGCAATCCGATCCAATGCCGCAGGCGGAAGCCCAGGCGAAACTCGAAGAGCTCAACGCCGGCGAGGAAGAGATGCCGGAAGAGGAAGAGGAAGAGGAAGAGTCCGAAGAGCCGGAAGGTGAGATGATGGCACCCATGCCCGCGCGCCGCCCAGCCGCTGGCCGGCCGGGTATGCCGCCGGGTATGCCTGCCTTTGGAGAGAACCCGCTGGGCGCTGCGCCAGGTGGCAAGATGATGGGTCGTGGGAAACCGCGTGGATCGATGCCGCCATTCTCTGGCATGTAAGGGGGTAGAGACATGGCCGGGAAGTCTATGCCGAAGTGGACCGGCTTCAAGAATCTTTCCACATCGCTCAAGCGCAAGGGCGTAAGAGATCCAAAAGCGCTGGCGGCATGGATCGGTCGGAAGAAGTACGGTAAAAAGAAGTTCCAAAAGGCTGCCTCATCCGGCAAGAGTTTGCGCGGAGCGATGCCAGCTTATAAGGGGAAGTAACCATCCAGAGCAGGGTGGATAGGACACCGGCAGGAAGAGAGCGCTACGCTTTCGCCGGCGGTTCTGAGGTGAGCCGTGACTGCAAAGAAACCCGCTAAGAAGACCGCGAAGAAACCCGCTATCAATAAACCTGTCACACGGAAGCGTAAGCACCAGACCCCGCCGGCGATTGCGACTGTTCTCAAAACTCTGCCGGCATCAGACCAGGCCCCAGAAGTCAAAGAAACACCAGACCTTGACGGCCTGACCAACAAGCAGCGTGTATGGTTGGAACAGTATCTGCGCTGCTGGAATGCCACCGAAGCCGCGCGCCGCGCCGGCTACAGCGACCCCGAGGTAAGCGGCTGGAATAATAAGCAGAATCAAGCAGTTAAGGCCGCCATTGCTGCGCGACTCGCCGAGCACAAGCTAAGTGCTGATGAGGTATTGGCGCGTCTCTCCGACATGGCACAGGGCACAATGGGGGACTTCATCGGTGAGGTCCACATCAGCGAGGATGGGTTGATCCTGCTGAGCACGATCGATCTCGAACGCGCACGCGCTGCCGGTAAACTCCATCTCATCAAGAGTATTTCCATCACCGACAAGGGGATTAAGGTCGAACTGTACGACGCCAAGTCGGCGCTGGAACTGTTGGGCAAACACTACGAGTTGTTCTCCGATAACAAGCCGGCCGACCGGGAGTTACTGGTCAACATCACCAACTACAACGAGATGCTAGAAAAAGCCTATGGACATCGCCGCAGATCCTGAGCTGAGTGCTATCCTCTTCGGGGATGCCATATCGGCCGGCGTGCCACTGGACCAGATGGCAAACTTTGGGCAGGCGGCCTATGTGCCGCTGGCCTGGTCGCTCCCATTCCATGCGGCGGCGCGTGAAGCCGATCGGGAAGATGGTCCGGTCATGATAGCCTGCGGCGGCGCGCGAGGTCCTGGTAAATCTCACGCGATCATGGCACAGGTTGGACTAGACGACTGTCAGCGGGCGCCAGGTTTGAAGGCTCTCTTCCTGCGTAAGGTGATGAAGAAGGCGGCTGAATCGTTCGACGACTTAACCCGTAAGGTCTTCCGCAACGTCGCCAAGGAAATCACGGCCGGCAAGGTGGTGTTTGAAAACGGATCGCGTATTCTCATCGGCGGCTACAATGCCGAGCGCGACATCGATAACTATCTCGGCATTGAGTACGATGTCATCGTCCTCGAAGAGGGCACCCAGATCACCGGCAAGAAGCGTGAGAAGATTCGCGGTAGTCTGCGCACGAGCCGGCGCGACTGGCGCGCGAGATGGTACGAGAGTTCCAACCCTGGCGGAGTGGGACATCTTGACTTCAAGAACCTGTACGTCATTCCGCTGCGCGAGAAGCGGCAGACCGAAACACGGTTCTTCCCCTCGACTTATCGTGATAATCCGTGGTTGCACCAAGAGTACATCAACTATCTACTTGGCCTGACTGGCGCACTGGGCAAAGCCTGGCGAGACGGCGATTGGGATATTTTCGAGGGTCAGGCATTCCCAGCCTGGCGGCACGAGCGGCACGTCTGCACTCCGTTCGATATTCCCGGCCACTGGACTCGCTATCGTGGAGTAGACTGGGGCTATCGCAATCCGTTCGCGTGTGTGTGGATCTCCAAAGACCCGGATATTGGGCGCATCTATATCTACCGTGAGGTCAAACAAGCCGGCCTAACCGATCGGCAGCAGGCCCGCGCGCTGCACGACAACTCACTGCCCGGCGAGAAGTTCGCCTCCACCTTCGCCGATCCGTCGATGTGGACGAAGAAATCAGAAGAGAAACGTATCTTCTCTACGGCCGACGAGTACGCAGCCGAGAAGATCTACTTGACTAAGGCTGACAACAATCGTATTATAGGGAAGCGCAAGATCGATACCCTGCTCGCCGACCTGCCTGATGGTCGGCCAGGACTGATGGTGTTTGAGACCTGCGTCAACTGGATTGAAGATGTGCCGGCACTGCCGTATGCCGAGAGTGGTAACATGGAGGACGTGGACAGTGACGCCGACGATCACATCTATGACGGCACTCGTTACGCCCTAACCGCTATCAATCCTAAACCACGACTGCAGCCGGGCGAGCAACTGGTCAACGATCCACTCGCCAAGCATCTACGAATAGGGCAGGGCGTGCTTGCAGGAAAGGACTTCTAACATGCAACCAGATGATGACTACACCACGAATCATGATGTATTTCCATACCACACGAATGGTGTCAGCAGCAGCCGGCCAACGGCCTCGATCCTCAGTGTGTATCGAGTGACGATCTCTGAGAAAGATCAGCCGCTTCAATTTCAATCTTACTTCCGCCTGTGCGCTGCCATCGAGAGCCAGGATGTCAAGCATGTCTTTCCATTCTGGCTGAGTGAGAACGAGTTCAATCTGAATTGACAATCTAAGAATCACCTCAGCAATGACACAGCCGGCGCGCGCGCCGGCTGTGTCCGTTTATGGAGTCCTCTAGTGCGGCTTCGATAAAAATTTAAGGTCGAAATAGATTGACCTAGATATGATTGGATATATAATCAAATCAACAAAACGAGGGCGCGACTCCAACGCGCAAGGGGCAATCATCATGTCAGGTAAGAGCGGTCGCAGCGGAGGAAAACGAGAGGGCGCAGGACGCAGACACGAAAGCATCACACTGCGGATCGGCGATCAGTTCTATGTCCCCATGCACGGAATGGCCGCAGTTGTCGAGATCGGCGCGAATCAGTTCAAGGTTCAACTCGACGACGAGCGCATGACGTTCATGGCACGCAGCCGGCGCAAGAGCAAGGCCGACGATCCCATTATCACTAGAGCGCTGGAACTATGGCGTAAGGTGCCGGCAGATGAGGTGGGGCGTATGCCGCATTCGTACTACATCCGCTCTGTCCTCTTCCGCGAGTTCGGAGAAACGGATAGAGTGCATGTCTCTAACTGTGCGCTGCGGGCGATTAGGCTGTATAAAGAATCTCTCAAATCACAAGTCGAGCGTATGGATCACTGAGCACTGCGGTTTATACTTGGGTTTCGGGTTACCCGATTCGATTCGGGTTACCCGAAACCCCGCTACCTACCTACCTGACCTAAACACACCCATGATTGGTCTACCTGGCGACATTTTACAGCGCTTCTGAGTGGGATAGGGTGTGTCGAAAGGTTAGGTAGGTAGGTAGTTGACTATGATCCCCCCATTATGATACACTGAGCATAACACCGGATCGCTACCCGCGCCGGCCCCCCGTATAGGGAGGCCGGCGCTTCTGTTTCATAGGATCTGCCCATGCCAGACTTTACGATCGAGGATGCCAGACACGTCGCTATCCAGCTCTCCACGAGATATGCTAAGCGTGATGAGTTCAATAACGAGATTCGTCGCGCCTATCATATGGAGTGGCAGGAAGCGCCCAAGGCAGATTGGATCAAGCCTACCATGTCGCCGTCTGCGCATAACAGCAGTCTCGGGGCTATCCGTCTACTGACCGCTACCGAGCCGCAGATCACCGTACCCTACAATCAGAATGACGACAACGCCAAGTCGTCGGCCGACGCGATCGAAGTTGCGTGCCGTTCGATGTGGGATGGCAGCGGACGTGTAGCACAGCGCCCGGTCCATTACGAGATGGCGACCTCGGCTATCCTCTTCGGCGAGATTGGCGCATCCGTCACCAAGACTGCCGACCTGGTGAAGTATGCCGAACAGGCCAAGCTACGCGGCGCCATCAATCGTATGCGGGCACTGGCGCACGAGACCCCGTACTACTACAAGATTTACGATCCCTCCAAGTTCTATCCAGACATCGATCGCTATGGGTTGTCTCGGGTTGTGGTCAAACAGCGCACGACTTGGGGCGAGGTGATCGATACGTGGGGAAAACTGGCCGAGGATGCGATGCCGCTGCTCACCGAGCGCAACACTCAAATCACGCTGGTCGATTACTACGATTGGGAAAAGCGCGGCGTGTGGGTGGAAGAGGGGGCAGAGATTCTATGGGACGATCACGGACTTGATTTTATTCCGTTCGTCGCACAGATCACGGATGGCTCATTCCTCTTCGACTATGACCGGCCAGAGTTACAGCGCATTCCGTTACTGTACTCGTTTCTCAAGTCTGGTCTGTGGTATCGGGAGAATCTGTCACTGACCACGATCTACAGTCTCGTGTATGCGCTAGGCTCATCGCCGCTGATGAAGCGCAAGACAGCCGAGAAGGGTAGTCCGCTGGTCATCGATCGCTCGACGCCTGGCGGGGTGGTGGACATCGGGCCGGACGAGGACATTAACCCGTTCGTTGAGAAGATTGTCGATCAGAATCTGTTCACCAGTCTTGACCTGGCGCAGCGCTTCGGAAATTCAAGCACGATCCAACCACAGGCATTAGGTGCTCCCCCGCAAGGGACGATGCCTTTCTCTTCGATCTCATTGCTCGCACAGGCCGGCCGCCTACCGCTGGTCAGTCACAAGGAAATGATGGGGCGTGCTGCCGCCGATCTGATGCTCATGTCCATGCGCTGGCTCAAGATGGATGGTGATAAGTCGTCTTTCTACCGGCGTGACATGACCTCAGTTGATATTGATCCGTCTGAGATTCCAGACAACCTCAAGATTCGATGTGTGATCGAACCCGATCTGCCACAGGATAGGCTATCTGCGGCGAATGTCTCGCTGATGTTGGTCAATGGTAAGATGGCTTCGCGCGCCTGGGTGCGCGAGAATCTATTGAACATGGGCCAGACGCACATTATGGATCAGGACATCTGGACCGAGCAGCGGATGGATGTGGAGCTGGGTCGCCTCATTGAGAGATTGAAGGCCGGCGATCAGATCGAGTTTCAGAAGATGATGGCAGAGTTTCAACAGCAGATGCAGGCGCAACAAGCTCAGGCTCAGGCCCAGCCGGCTACAGTGGGCGAGTCGCCCGAGATGCAGGGTCTGCCGCCAGAGATTGCCCAGCAGATGCAAGCCCAGATGCAGGCGCAACAAACAGGCCAGGTGACAGACGAGATGGCCGGCGGCGCGTATCCGCCAGGTGGACAAGTCGGCCCAGGTGCTCCACTGCAAGCGCCATTGCCTGTACGTTAGAGTGGATGGATCACCGGTTCAAATACGATAAGGACAGTAGGAGGATACGATGGCACAAGCAGAGCAAATCTCACGACAACGGGTAGGAATGCCACGCTTTGGTGGCGCAACGAATATCGCTCAGGTCAATGCCCCTCGGCCTGTGCCCGGTCAGGCTGCGCGTGGTGTGGCTGCGCGTGGTCTCCCGACAATGCCCCGCTTCTCTGGCCCGCCTTCTCCTGCGGCACGGTCTGGCCTGGGCCGCGCGCTCGCTCCTGTAAGGGACTTAGCCAATCGTGCTATGGCGCCGGCGGCCAGAGCGTATAATGCGGTCAGTGGTGGATTGGCCGGGAACAGGCAACTACTGGCCGGAATGGGTGGCGCTGGCATGTATGGTACACGTATCCCAGGGACTACCGGGGCTGTCGCCGATGCGCTGATTAAGGGTGTGGCTGCTCCGCTCGCGGCCGGCGTGGTCAATCGTTACAATCTACAGAACTTTGGACCACGAACTCATGAATATCAGCGTGCCCGACTATTGGGCGGAGGTTGGTACACGCCATCGGCGCAACTGAGAATGCAATCAGTGCCGGCGAGGTATAGCGACTCGACCCAAGGCCGAGCACAATACTACGATCGTGAGAATCTGATCGGATACCCTCCAAAATACTGGCTTCCAGAATCGCAGGGTGGAGAGCCGGAGTACAAAATCCAAGAGGACATGCGACACGAGTACGGACACTACTTCGATGTTGGACCACAAGGCGGATGGTACTCAAGCAATCCGCAATTTATCAGCGCTGCCAAACAGACAGATGCAGAGTTCTTCCCGGGTATGGGACTCAAGCCAGGTGTTGGAGCACGGACAGGCGGGTTTCTAGGAATAGGTAATACTCCCGGCTGGGGCGGACCGCCCGAGGCATACGCTTACGCCGGCCAAAACCCATACTGGTTTCGCAAGTTGAGCCAGTGGTATCCGCAGTATGGCGCGCAAGCATATCAGATGCCTGCATTTGCGGGAGATCCTAACAACCCAATCAATGGAACACGCATCGGTGGAGATTTCTTTGCTCCGACGCCAGGACGTGGGCCATACACTGACATCAGCAATTTTGTTCCAGGTAAGCGCATCTCTGCACCGACTGAACCGCTGTACTATAACTATCAGCGTGGACAGGCTCCGGCACCATGATTGATGTCTTGATGCTGCAAGAAATTGAAATGGATGTAACGCGCAAAGCGGCCCAACTGGAAGAGCAGTTTCAGGCGGCACTCTTCGCGCCAGTCATCCGGGCGCAGCTAGTGCAGGACATCCTCAGTAATCCACAAGCGGCCGAGATTCTGCGCCAGGCAGATCCGGCAGAGTATGAGCGCGTGATGACCAACATCAAGCGCATGAAGGCGATCGTTAAACAGCATTAGTAGGAGGTAAGACATGGGATCAGGTCAGCGTGGATACAAGAAGCCACGGAGCAAGCCGGCTCAGCAGCAGACAAATGTTACTCCGATGCCAGCCAATCAAACGAAGATGCCGAAATTCACGGGTGGCAACAGACCTACAACGCCATCTGAAAAATGGCGCGCGTCATTCGGCTTGCCGGCTGAATTGGACGAGAGCACGAAACCAGCCTCCCCCAAGGGAAAGTTTACTCAGACGAGTGGACTGCAACCCTTCAACCGCAAGGCAGAGACGCAGCCGATCTCTATTGAGCAGGCTCTGGCTGTATCACGTCGCATCCCCCAGGCCAACGCGCAGCAGTCACGCGAGCCACAGCCACCGGGTTATATGTATCCTGGCCGGCTGCAAGAGTTAATGGCCGGCACGGGTTACTATCCAGACGTGATCAGGTGGGAGCCGGGTAACATCGGGCCGGGCATTCATTCGACGCTGCTTACGCCTCCGCAGCCAGGCGGCATTGATAATCAGGGTCGCCGGATTGGCCCAGCGCCAACGGTAGAGGACTTCAAGACGTTCTTCGGCGATAAACCTTTGTCGTTCTGGGGTAAGCCACAGTTTGGACCGCCCGCGCCAGAAGCCCAATGGCCGCCGAAGCAGTATGAGTTACCGCCGTTACAGGGACCGCCGGCGCCACTTCCCAACGAGGCAGAGATCGAGCCTCCCCAAATGCCAGCCTTTACGGGTGGTGGATATGAAGATGAGGGATGGCCTGGTTGGGGTGGTGGTGGTGGTGGTGGTGGTGGTGGATACACACCCTATCAAAACCGCTGGCTACAACAGCTCTATAATTGGCGGTTGTAAGCCGCTATCAGTTGTCTGTTAGATGGGGCGACCGATCGCTACTGCGCGGTCGCCTCATTTTCGATCAGGCTTTCGATCATCCTCGATCGTGAGCGTGCGCCATTACATAGCGCAAGGCAATTACATGGCTACTAATCCACAGCAGAAACCAACCCAAACCGTTGGACAGGGAAAACCTAACACAGCGCCACCTCCACAGCCGCCCAAGACGCCGGCTAAGACGCCGGCCAATCGTCCGATCAGTTTTGGTCCGCCGGCTACCGACCCACGTATGCGTGCGATGCGCGACCGCTGGGCGGCCGGCTTCAAGGGAGGGGAATACTACGATCCTAACAAGGCTCCCCCGGGCGGAACAACGGCGCAGCGCTTCAAATATCGTTTACCAAACTGGGTCAACTTTGAAAAGTCAAAGGTGCGCGTGCTCGACGATGGTCGAATGCACATCACCCCGGACGAAGAGAGCCGCCAGCGTTATCAGCAAGTACGCGAGATACGCTCGCAGCAGCCACAAGCGCCGGCCGGCCCTATACGGATTGTGTCGGATGCGCTTGAGACTGCCAAGAACATTGGTACAGCCGCTGGACTTGACCTGCGCGGACCGGAGGACTATGAACTAGATCCAGAGGGTGGGTTTGTTTTCAATCCTGGCGAGTTTGGTAAGGACTGGAACATCGAATATCGCACGGAAGGGAACAAGCGTTACCAGAAGATCAAGTTATTTGCGCGCGAGATCGCGCCGCCCGTCGAGTACAAAGAGGATACGGTGGGGGCTGGTCAGCAGTTTGGTTTACCAGAGGGCGACCCTAACAAGACTTTGCGTGGAGGGTTTGCGCAATTCATGTCCAATCCACTGACGCAGATTGGACAGGCCGCTATTGCCGGAGGTGCGCCTTCGGCGCTGGTGGGTGGTGCTATCGCCGGCCCGATCGGCGCGTTGATCGGCGGAGCCATCGGCACAGGCGCAATGTTAGTGCAGGCCGAACAACAACGCCAACTCGCCGAGCGTGCTGCATCCGCCGAAGAACTATACGCGGCTCAAAAAGAATTTGACCGCACGATCCCAGGCATGGCCCTGCTCGCACTCAATGCGCCGGCTGAGACTGTGAAGCGAGTGATTGGCGTGAGTGCGCAGGGTCTGGCTGCCGCGATCAACCCAGATCAATACTCCTTCGACAAGAACAAAACCTTCGCCGAGAACTTCGGCGCAGCCTGGGACGCTGCACAGTTGACCTATGCCGCTACCCCGCTCGATGTGCGCGGCGTGTTCGGTGTGCAGCACATGCTCGATTCGATCCGTACTGGCAAGCCGATGTATGGGATCATGGAATCCCCCACGTCACAGTTTGTCGATTGGGATACCGGGCCGGCCCCCATGTCTGGTGTCAATGCCCTGGCCTGGGCGCGTCAACGTATTCTCGAAGGCCAGAACCCGGATCAGATTAAGGCCCTAGTGGCTGGGTCGTTTGGTGCTCCGGGTCAAATCCGAGATCTCGCGCTTAACATCTTCCTCGATCCATTGAACTTTGTAGGCAAGGCCCAGCGGGGTGGACTGCAATTGTACGCCAAGTACGCCAACGATCCAGGTATGGCTAAGGCCCTGGCGATGACGCCCGAAGCGCTACCGCTGGGTTCGATTCAGCGCGGCGCTGCCGGCATTGTCCGTAGATTGGGTGGTGAAGGTCTGGCCGAGCGCATCCTGGGCACGCAGGGCCGCGTCAAACTAGACCTCTTCCCCTTCCCGGCGATTGCCTACGAAGGCGGATTGATCAAGACGCTGGAAAACTACAAGCGGATCATGCTAAGTGAGATACCCTTCCGCCATGACTTTGTAGCCGCGCGCGATCTGAACATGCTCCAAAAGGTGCTACTCTCAAAGACGCTGGTAAAACTGGCGGAGGGCGCCGGCTACGAGCCGCCGAAGTGGTATCAGTTGAATCGTCTCGAACCGATGAGCGAAGCCAAAGAGACGATGCACCAGGCGTTGAATTTCTACCAGTCAAACCTCAACTCGCGCTTTACGATCGGCGATCCAAACTACGTCGATGACATCACAGCCGCCGTCAAGGCAACCATCAGCGCGCGACCGGAAGATCTGCCGGCCGCCATGCCAGGACGCGAGGCTTACTCTAAGATACAGGAGACCCTAGAAGGCAAGGTCTATCGCCAGACGCTGGGCGAGATGGAGAGTTACGACGAATTGCTCTCCGGTTGGAAGGCCAGTCGTCCGTATGCGGCTCTTATCAATCAGATTTCCGAAGCGTTAGACATTACGCCGGCTGCAGTCTTCGACCGCATCAAGGAAAATCCTGCCGGCGTGCTCGCCGAGTTTGCTGCGGCAACGGGTGCGCCTCTCAAGATCGGTACGAGTGAGATTGACGCAGACGGATTACAGTCGATTCGTGGTCTCTTCCGTGAGTACGATGCAATGGGCCGTCGCCAGGCGTTTACTGCCGAAGAGTACCAGGCTGCGATCTTCTCGCGCATGATGGAGAATGCCGGCAAGTGGTCGGCTCAGACGTTTAAGGTACAGCCGCCCGGCTTCGCGCAGCGTCTGGCTGGAGCTGTAAAGGCGATCGAGTCTACGCTACTGATGGGTCCTAATCTTGGTTACCTCGTCAACAATGTCTTCAACGGCGAGGCGACGATGTTCGCCCGTGGGGTCTGGGGATTAACCAACATCAAAGCCGGCATTGAGCGGATGCGCAGCATGGGCATTGATCCTTCGCGCCTGCGCTCTGGTATTGGCGCTGCCGAGCTGACCGATTTAGCAAACGACGCCGGCAACTGGGGGGCCGTCGCTTACAAGCGTGGTGAGCATGTCCTATTAGAGGGGATGGACAAACAGGATGCACTCGCGCAGATTACGCGGCTGGGTAATAGTATCTCAGCCAAGATGCCGGCCACCAGCCTGGCGCAGAAGGTGGAGAAGTGGCAGAGTGCGCGCGCCGTGGTCAAAGGGTTCTTTGATTTCCATGCGTCCAACTGGCGCAAGGGTAAGAGCATCGACCTGATGCCGCCGGCGCTTGAGGAACAACTGCGCGGCTTTGGGATCGATCCTGAGTGGGTGTATGCAGCGGTCGAAGCCGGAGCAAACCCGCGCGAGATCAATGCGGCAGTCTTCGGCGAAGCCCCGCAACCCGTGATGCAGCAGTACATCAAAGAGACGGCGCGCGATCTGGGGATGCCAGAAGAGCAGGTAGTAGACCTGTTCAAGATCGATGGCCTCGACCGCACAATCAATACCGAGCTGGGCAAGCTGCCCGAGAAACCGACCGAGGGTCACATCCGCAAGGCATTCGCCAACATCAAAGCTGCCGGCGAGAAGGCTGTCCACGAAGCAGCACGCGAGGAAGCCGCGCAGTTTGGCGAGCACGCTATGGAGGTGATGAAGCTGGGCGATGTGGGCGCGGCGCTGGATAGTATCGACGATATTGAAACGCGCCTGTTCGATACCTACTCAGAAACCATGTCCCGTCATGACGTGGAGTGGGAGCGCATCAACCAGCAGGGCAACAAGGGTATTCGGGATCTGATGAAGCGGGAATTGTCAGAGGCGGATGATTCATCCTGGCAAACCTACTTCGACTATGAGGATGCCATCTACCGCGGGGTCGAGTCCGGCCTGAAAGATGCCGGGTTGGAGTTGAGTGATAACTGGCTAACGGCGGCCCGACAGAAGCGGGCGAAGACCCAGGAGTTTATCGCCGAGCGCGATCGGATTCGATCGGAGTTCTTCGGACGGCCAGAGCGGCAGTCGGATGAGGAATGGATCAGGGTACAGGAACAGATCAACGCCCTGTATAACACGCTCTCAGATGACCTCGCGGCGATTGCGCTGCGCACAGACGTTTACATGACGGCCGAGTTTGCGCGTGCCTTCGGCGATGAGACCGGACGCGCCTTCAATGATTGGCGCAACACCGTGCGCCAGTTCAACCGGGAGGACATGGCCGCTGTCTCTCGCTTCCGCGAGTCGATCAAGAATATCAAGAGCGCTAAGGAGAAGTCCAAGCGCTGGCTGGCTTTCAATGCCGAACGCACGGCACGCCGGCGGGACATCATGATCCGCAACATCGACATGCGTCACCGGGTAATGGATGTGATGCCCATCAAACCGCCGACCGTGACGCCGGCACCAGAGACCGGACCAGTCGAGCAGCCCATGAGTGTTACCGGGACAGACTTCGATACTCTCAATGCGCGTGAGGTATTCGACCCGGAACGCACGCCAGACCTGCCGACACCGGTCCACATTCCGACCCCGATCGAGGTACTACCGGAGGTCAACGCTACTCGTGCAGCCGCTGGCTTGCCGCCCATCGAGACCCCCGAGGCTATCCCGGTTGATGAACTACTCGCTGCCCAAGAGGCACAACTGGCCGAGACGATGATCGATCCACTGGCCGGAATGGAAGAGATACCCACTTGGGCACAACCGACTCCGGGCGAAGTGGCACCCCTGCGCACAGTCCCGCCCCCGTCATTGGCGACGATGGACACGGCGATCATGCGTGCCGCCGGCTGGAAGGGTGGCCGCAAGCATCTATTGAATGCCGTCAACAAAGATCGGAGACTGGCAAACGAGGCGCACATCGACGATCCAGACTGGGCCTATCTATCCGCCTACGAAAACATGGAGGATGTGCCACTACTCGAAGCAACGCAGTCTATGAACACGCGCCTTGAAGCGGCACGCGCCGACGCCGAAGCCAGAGCCGCGATGTTTGCTGAGGCAACGCCGGCTGAGATCCTGAACGAGCAGGCCCTGTCTGCCGTCGAGGATGTGACGCGCGTAGTGCAGCAGGAGGCAGAGGTTGTCACGGCGCGCGAAGCCCTGCTTGATCCGGCCCCCAGCGATGTCGTGCCGCTTATCCCGTGGACACGCCAGCGCTATCTTGATGAGGTAGTCAGCCGCTGGTTTGACCAGGCCAGCCCGGACTATGCCGATCAGGTCGAGATGTCAATGGCTTTGCTCGACGCACACGCGCAGGTCTGGTCACGAGTTTGGAACCGGCCTCCCGAGGATTGGTACGGCTTGCAGGCTGGCGGAATTGGAGACATTACCCAGGCCCTGTATCAGCGTGGTCAACGCCAGCGGGCCGCCGTCGATCAATTGGATATGTTCGGGCAGCCGACGCAATACAGCCTCTTTGGTGAAGACCTGGCGCGAGGTGGGGAACTTGTGCCACTGGTCGAGGCTCCCATGCCGGCAGTTGGCGAAGTGCCCGGAGTGGCCTGGAAGATTGGCGATGCCGTGGTTACGCCGCGCGGCGAGATGGCAGTCGTCAAGTCCATCACGCCTGAGTCATCGACCGTCACGATCGGGACGCGCGAAGAGACGATCCCTAACAGTCTACTCTCGTTCGGCGCGAAGCCCCTCTTCCAGACCCAGGCGATCGGCCCGGTCTGGTACTCCGTTCTGGCGCGCACGCTGGACGCTAAGATGTCGGCGCGAATGCCCATCGACCAACTGCGTAAGATGCTGGCCGGCGCTGGCGTGAAGGCCGACGAGATGATGTGGACCGGATTCGACGACTGGCTGAACGAACAGACTGGACCAGTCAGCAAGGTCGAAGCGCTGGATTACCTGAACGCTAATCAATTTGCACTACAGGAGCAAACTCTAGGGGCTATCCCCAAGAGCCTCATTGATGAGCGCGATCTGTACTACTCTGAAATGACGACGCTTGAAGGCCGGCTTGACCTCGCCAAGAAACAGGCTGTTGACGAGATCACCGTCGCCGATCTCGATCTAACAATCAGCTCAGCCCGTGGATTGGTAGAAGTCTTCGCTAAGCCGAATCCTCCGCGCGGGATAGTCCTATCATTCGTCAAGAGATTGGGGCAGGAACGCGCCGATAGCCTGCGCGAGTATCTAAGTGCGTTGTATGAAAGCACGCAGTCAGCCAAGCGGAAATATAACCAGGCGCAAAAGACTGTTGTGAATGCGCCCACTCCGATCTACGACCTCTATACTCTGCCAGGCGGAGAGAACTATCGTGAAGTGCTGATGTCCATGCCGGATACCAGTACGGTTGAAAGTGCCAAAGTGGCATACTTCAATCGACTTCTCGGCGATCTACCCGAAGATAGCCCGGAGTGGAAGCGCATCTACGATCAGAAGACCGACTATCTTAATCGGTCGCTGATGAAGCAATACGAGTCATCCCACTTTGGACGTTTCGGCAAGAATCTACTGGCCCACTTCCGCCTTGACGATCGGATTGATGCAGACGGAAAGAAGGTTCTCTTCATCGAAGAGATTCAGAGCGACTGGCACCAGCAGGGTAGAACGAAGGGGTATGTTGATCCCGCACGTGTACAGGCGATTACTGCTCAACTGGCTGCACTAGAAGAAGAACGCTTAGCGGGTATCAGCCAGCAGGTACAACTGCGCGAAATGCAGAACGGTACCATCGATCAGTCTCGGTATGGAAAGTATGGTTGGGACTGGCTGAAAGACGAGTGGCCTGATGCCGACCTGAAACGGTTGCACGACAATCTTAATGTGCGCGACGGCGAGATCGGACGAGAACAATACGCCTTGCAATCGGAGTTAGATCGGATCAAAGATCGCGGTATCCCGCAGGCGCCCTATGCCAAGACCTGGCACGAGATGGCCTTTCGGCGCATCGCCCGGCTGGCCGCCGAGGAAGGGTACGATCGCATTGCGTGGACAACTGGCGCGCAGCAGGCCGAACGCTACGACATATCGAAACGGGTTAAGCACATCAACTATGAGTCAGCAGAAGATGGAAAGTACATTGTCACCTATGAAACAACAGACGGTATAGGCGGCACGTTCGCAAATCGGCAACCGCTCACGCCGGAAGAACTGGAGAACTACATTGGTAAGGACATCGCGGCGCGCATTGTGGCCGGCGATGGTAATGAATATGTTACAACAGAATACCCCTACTCTTATAAGCGTCTAACAGGAACACAGTTGTCTGTCGGCGGGGAGGGGATGAAGGGTTTCTATGATGACATCCTGCCCAAGTACGCCGATAAGTTTGGCAAGAAGTTTGGCGCGCAGGTTGGCGAGACGGTTATCGGTAAAATTGAGTCGGTCACGAGCACCAAGTATCGAGTCGTCCTTGAGGATGGGTCATACCTACGCCATGAAAATGGCGCGATAGCCCTCTACGATACACCAAACGATGCCAGAAATAAAGTCCGCCTCTTCTCTGGCATCGGCATCGAGAAAACAGAAGTCACCGAGGATGTGTTTAGGCCAACCGTAAGCACTAAGCCCGAAAATGTTGACGCTGCGTATTGGCACAGTCCTGAACGAGAAAGGGAAATCGGCCGGCTGGCAGATGGTGAATATCTCGCCAGTGAGAACATGACACTAGAGCGCGAGGGCGATGAGTTTGCGGTCTATCGAGTCGATGAGTTAGGCGATAAGTGGGAGGTAGGACGATCGCAAGTTGGCAGTGAAGCGCTTGAATCTGCCAGGCAGGCAGCCGGAGAAGTTCTTCCGAATAGAACCGGGGAATATGAGATCGATGATCTCGGAGATGGATCGGCAGAACCCTGGCGCTTGCGTCAGTACAACGAAGACGGATCAGATGTCGTCACGTTCTATAAGACACATGCGGAAGCACTGGCCGCAGCCAGCAAAAACGCACGAGTCGAACAAGTTCACTCCCTCGACATCACGCCGGCCATGCGTGAGAGTGTGCTGCGTGAGGGTGTCCCACTCTTCCAAGAGCAGGCCCGCCAGCCCAAGGCCGCGTTTGAACTGCGCGAGGGTTGGCAGCGCACGGTCACCGGTTTCAAGAATCGTGACATCACCTCGTTTGTACACGAAGTCAGTCACGGTTTCCTGTACGACCTCTTCGATGCCGCCAAGGTGGACGACCAGGCCCGGCAGGATCTGGGTCATTATCAGAACTGGCTCAAGACAAGTCGGGACATTGATGTATCCCTAGTCGATGGCCGGCTGCTCGCCACCAGCGACAGGCTACCAAAGGACTGGCGTCTCGTCGAAGACGCCGGGCAATTCCAAGTGTACAACGGGCGCGATGAGTTGATGTCGTCCGGTATCGATCGGTCGGCTACCATCCGAGAGGGTCTGGTTGTCGGAGCACAGGAAGATTGGGCGCGCGGGTTCGAGCGCTTTTTGGCCGATGGCTACGCGCCTACTCCTGAACTGCGCCGGCTGTTTGAGCGCTTTAAGAAATGGATCGTGCAGGTCTATCAGCGTATTCTTGGGAGTGACATCGACATCGACATCACGCCCGACATGCGCGGAGTGTACGAGAGACTGCTAGTCCAGACCGAGCCGGCCTATCCGCTGACCGACATGCCGCACACGCTGCGGCCTGACCAGATGATTAGCACGGGCGGATTGAGGACGGCGGACATCGGACAGTATCTCACCCCTGAGAACATCAAGATCGCCAGCAGTAGGACCACGCCCTCTACCCTATACGAGCGCTTGACACTGCGTCCAGGCCAATGGTTATGGGATGAGATCCCCGGAGGATACGGTCACGAGGTAGAACAGATACGCCTCGTCGATCCAAACACGCTCCAACCGACAGAGCATATCGTCGAGCAAGGCTATGATGGCCGTGACATCGACGCCCAGCGGTACGCGGAGTGGTTACGCGAGGGACGCAACGCGCCGCCCATCCAAGTTGTGCAGCACATAAACGGGCAGTACGTGGTCACAAATGGACATCGCCGACTGGCGGCAGCCAAAGCCGCCGGCTTCCCTGTGCTCGCGCAGATCTCCCCGCTGATGGACACCGGAGAATTTGACAGCGCCGGAAACCCGATCCGTACTGGGATGACTTACGAGGGTGCCCTGTTGTGGGCTTATAAGCGCGGCGAGGCAGTCGATCTAAGTGTCATCGCAGCGCTGAAAGATGACGTTGCGAATGGGAAGTACACCTACCTGCGCAACATTGCGCCCGACATCTTCACCGGGCCAGACGTGAGTAACGGTAACCTGCTGGGATCAGTGGTCACGGCTACGGGTCTGGATACGCCGGCACGTGTTATCAAGATAGTAGACGATCGACGCGCGCGCCTGCTGGTCCCATCCGGCCAGGAAGTGACTGTACCCAAGTCGGCGATTACGGCCGTCGCACACAGCCCGGAAGAGATCGCCGCACTTCGGCCCGAGCCGCCCGTCGCAGAGCCTGCGCCACGCACGCCGGAGCAGGTCCGCGCTGAGTCATTCCGCACAACGCCGATCGAGCAACTGGCACGCGAAGCCGAGACGAAGACGATCGCGCAGCGCGGACGACCACCAGCCGGCCAGCAGTTGATGTTTGGAGAGGAAGAGTTACCGATATTCAGCGGCACCCCGCAGCGCGCGCCAGAGTCCGCCTTTGTGCCGCGCGAGGTGGCTGCAACAGAACCGCTACCAGGCATTAGCCCCGTGCCTGAATTTGGGCAGCTCCGCCCAACACAGGCTGGCATGATGCCGGAAGGTGGATTACCCCTACTCGAAAATATCGGAGAGATCACACCGGAAGCGGCAGACGCCTACCTACTCTCGCTTGAAGCGGCGCACATCGAAGATGTTAAACGACAGATCATGATTAGCCTCGGCGGACGTGCGCGCCTGGATTGGGACATGGCCCTGTCTGGTCCGAACCGGGCCGGAGCACGCGCCGCGATCATGACGGCGATTCGCAACGATGGCACGCGCGTCCCACAGAGTAAGGCTGGGATCACAGTCCTGCGCGCCGAGCTGGCGAAGCTGGCCGGCGCGAGTGATGCGGACACATCGCATGCGCAGAACGAGGCCGTCTATAACTGGCTACAGGGGAAGTACACGCAGGGCGAGACTGCTGCGCGTGCCGTCACACAGGCAGAGTCCGAAGTATCTGAGATTGGTTGGAGGCATTTTGTAGAAGGCTATCCGCGTCTTGCTCCGAGTGGTTTAGAGACCGCTCTAAAACCGGCATGGTACAAAGGATGGGACGATGCTAAATCTGCTACTGAGTCTGTAGGATTAGTGCCCACCCCGCGCGAGACCTCGCCGGCAGAAGTGACAACCCGTGTGCCGACTCCGAGCGAGGCTGCGCCGGCCGAGATGACTATGGATAGGGCATTAGAGTTAGTTAGAGATCATCCAGTTGTGGCATGGAAAAATGCCAAGACCGGAGACTATGTATCAAGTGGGCGCATTGTCGTACAAAGAGGTGTGCGCTTAAAGCGAGACGCGGAAGCGCTGGCCAAGGATGTCAACGGTATAGTCTCGCTTGACGGTCCACGC